GAACTCGAAGATGCTGTTATTATCTACCGTGTTCAAAGAGCACCAGAACGTCGTATGTTCAAGATCGATGTAGGTAACATGCCAACTCACTTAGCTATGGCATTCGTTGAGCGTGTTAAAAACGAAGTCCACCAACGTAGAATACCGTCGGTGTCTGGTACAGGCGGCAATATGGTTGATTCAGCGTACAATCCGTTATCAATGAACGAAGACTTTTTCTTCCCACAAACTGCTGAAGGCCGCGGATCAAGTGTTGAGGTATTACCAGGCGGTGCCAACTTAGGTGAGATTACTGACTTACGCTTCTTCACTAACAAGATGTTCCGTGGATTGCGTATTCCTTCTAGCTACTTACCTACACAGCTTGAAGAGTCTCCAAACTCTTACGGCGACGGAAAATCTACTACAGCACTAATCCAAGACTGGAGATTTAACCAGTATTGTATGCGACTTCAAAACCTCATTGTAGCAGCATTAGATAAAGAGTTCAAGTTGTTTATGCGATTCCGTGGTATAAACATTGACTCTAGCGTGTTTGATTTACGTTTTAACGAGCCACAAAACTTCTCAAAATATCGCCAGATTGATTTAGACCAAGCAAGGATTAGTTCATTTACACAAGTCGAAGGTTTCCCTTACATGTCTAAACGTTTCATTATGGAACGATACTTAGGACTGAGTGAAGAAGAGATGCAGAAGAATGAAGAGATGTGGGCAGAAGAACATGCTGAGACAGAACTAAGCAAACCAGAAGATCCTAACTTGCGAGCAGTTGGCGTATCGTCTGGTGGCTTAGGTGCCGACATTGAAAACGTTACACCAATGCCAGAGGAAGGTGCCGATATGGGAACAGAAGCAGGAGCCGAAGCAGGCGCAGGAGCACCAGCACCAGGCGGCGCACCAGCACCAGGCGGCGCACCAGCACCAGGCGGCGCAGGACTATAATTAGGAAAAACGATAAATATATCTATGTATGTAACTGAACTCTTTATGAACGAAACTACTATTGTCGAGCCTACTCCGCCAGGATACGCTACAGAAAAAGATGACCAAACGATCTTAAAATTGTCTGATTTGCGTAAAACCAGATTGACATTAGGGCAAATAAATAAACTTCGCGCTATCAATGATATCAAAGCGATCGAACACGAGGCTAAACTTTCTAAGTTGTCGACTCAGTATAAACCAGCCGCGACAGAAGGCGGAATGTAATAAATAAGAGTATAGTCCGTAAAAACAATCAAAAACTAAGCATATTACCCCATTTTATTCTCTTCTGTGTAAATATCTTTACAGACTATTCCTTTAAGGAGAATACAGAATGGCTAATAACAAGAATCGCTTCGAACAGTTGATAGAATTTATAATTAACGAGGACGAAGCAAAAGCTAAAGAACTATTCCATCAAATCGTCGTAGCTAAGTCCCGTGACATTTACGAGAGTTTAGTTGACGAATCCCCAGTACAGCAAGGCCGCAGCGCAGAGCGTTTAGGCAATGAAATCGAATCCCACGGTGATGTAATCGACGGCGACGAAATCGGCGAAGCAGAAGGTGATGAGTTCGGAGACGACGAATTCGCAGGTGACGACATGGGCGGAGATGAATTCGCAGGTGACGACATGGGCGGAGATGAAATGGGCGGCGGCGAGTTCGGTGGTGATGACTTCGCAGGCGACGAAATGGGTGGCGAAGAGCTCCCAATCGAAGATCGCGTTATGGATCTAGAAGATGCTATCGACGAACTAAAAGCTGAGTTCGACGCTCTTATGGGCGACGAAGCAGAAGAGCACGGTACGGGCGGCGATGACTTCAGCGATGAAGAAGGCGACGGCGAAATTTCAATGGGTGGAGACGACGAATTTGACGCAGAAGAAGGCGGAGACGACGAAGTCGGCGGCGAAGAACTAGACGACGAAGCAGAGACAGACGGTAAGAAGTTTGGCGAAGCATCGATCTACGGTGAAGGTCGTAAATCCCCAGCTGACTTAATGCGTGAATACGTAGAAAAAGTTACAGCAGTTAAACCTACAGAAGGTGACCCAATTGGATCGGGCGGAACAAAGTCCCCAATCAACAGCAAGTCAATCAACATTGGCGGTAAGAACGATATGGGCGGAACAACTGCTAATATCGCTAAGGGCGGAGTTGCGTCAGATCGTGACAGCAATACTGGTCCTAAGAAGCCGAGCAATGCTTACACCAAAGGCGAGAAGAAGATGGGCCAAGACAAGTACGAGAACAGCCCAGCTGCTAATACAAAAGGCTACAAAGACAAGCAAACAGCAAAAACAAAGGAAGGTGCTGATACAGCAGGTTCCCAGACTGTTGTTAAGAAGTCTTTCAACCCAGGTGGCACACCAGGATTTAAGGGTTAATATTTAATGTCCCGATATCTTAAAGAAGACCTAACCTTTGACCATGCTCGCATGGAAGTCCTCACTGAGGATGACGCTAAGGGCGGAAAGTCTCTTAAGCTTAAAGGAATCGTTATTCAGGGTGGGGTTAAAAACGCTAACCAGCGTGTTTACCCCATAGCTGAAATTTCCAAAGCAGTTGATACCATCATGGAACAAGTTAAAGGTGGTTACTCAGTGCTAGGTGAAGTTGATCACCCTGATGACCTAAAGATTAACTTAGATCGCGTATCACATATGATTACTGACATGTGGATGGATGGCCCTAACGGATTCGGAACTCTAAAGATTCTTCCTACTCCGATGGGCAATCTTGTCAAGACAATGTTAGAAGCAGGCGTAAAGCTAGGTGTATCGAGCCGTGGTAGTGGAAACGTCAATGAAGCAAACGGACATGTTAGTGACTTCGAAATCATTACAGTCGACGTAGTTGCTCAACCTTCCGCTCCTAATGCTTATCCAAAAGCTATTTACGAAGGCTTAATGAATATGAAGGGTGGTCAGAAATCACTAGAGATTGCTGGCGATGCTAGAGCACAAAAGTATCTCAAAGAAGAAGTTGTTAAGTTAATTAGAGAACTAAAACTAAAATGAGAATTTTAACAGGCGCGCAAAATGATGTGCGATTGTTGAAGTGTAGTAAAGAAGTAGAAGTAATTTATAAGGAGTTTGTTAATGCCAAATAATGCCATTAAATCTCTGCTTGAAAACGGCATGATTAATGAGGAAACTCAACAGGCCATTACAGAAGCTTGGGACGCCCAGATAAACGAGGCGAAAGAGCAAGTACGTAGTGAACTGCGTGAGGAATTCGCACGTCGTTACGAGCATGATAAGTCAGTTATGGTTGTGGCTTTAGACAAAATGGTAACAGAATCTCTTCAGGTAGAAATTGCTGAGTTCAAGGAAGAGAAGCAAGCACTAGCAGAAGACCGCGTTAAGTTTCAGAAGCACATGCGTGAGTCAAGTGGACGTTTCAATCAGTTCATGACAGAAAAACTAGCAGAAGAAATCAAAGAACTACGTAAGGATCGCAAGGTTCAAAACGAAAGCTTAGGTAAGCTAGAGAAGTTTGTTATGAAGCAACTGGCTGGAGAAATCCAAGAGTTTGCTAAAGACAAGCAAGACGTCGTAGAAACAAAGGTTCGTTTAATTGCAGGTGCCAAGAAGAAGTTAGGCGAAATGCAAAAGACGTTTGTTTCCCGCAGCGCCGTGCTAGTTAAAGAAGCTGTTACAAAGAGTTTAGAGTCTGAATTGACACAGCTCAAAGAGGATATTCAAATTGCACGTGAAAATATGTTCGGACGTCGATTGTTCGAAGCTTTCGCTAGCGAATTCACTGTTACTCACTTAAATGAGAACAAGGAAATTGCCAAGCTAACCGCACTGGTTAAAGCTAAGAATCGTCAACTAGAAGAGGCAAAGACACTTGTAACTAAGGCATCCAAATTAGTTGAGTCGAAAGACCGTGAAGTAAAAGTTATTCAAGAAACTGCTGAGCGTAAGCAAGTAATAGCCGAACTGCTAAAACCGCTCAACAAAGAAAAGGCATCAATAATGTCCGATCTACTTGAAAATGTACAGACCAATAAACTGCGTTCTGTATACGATAAGTATCTACCAGCAGTTCTTAACGAGAAGAAGGAAGTGTCCAAGCCTCAAGCACAAACACTAACTGAAGGACGTAAAGAAGTGACGGGCGATAAAACTGCTAAACCAACTGTTCAATACGATGCTGATAATGTCATCGCTATTAAACGATTAGCAGGGCTGAAGTAAAAATCTTAGGAGAAATATAAAAATGTCACAAAACCTATTAGAAAGTCGTTGGGGTGAAACCAAAGAGGCCCTGTTAGAAGGTTTACAAGGTTCACGCCGCACTTCGATGTCAGTAGTTCTAGAAAATACACGCCGTCACTTAGCAGAAAATGCTACAGCCGGTGGAACACAAGCAGCAAACGTAGCATCGCTTAACCGTGTCATTCTTCCAGTAATTCGTCGAGTTATGCCGACTGTTATTGCGAACGAAATCGTTGGTGTTCAGCCAATGACAGGTCCAGTTGCACAGATTCATACTCTGCGTGTTCGTTATGCAGATGCAATGAATGCTGACGGTGGATTAACAGACACAGCAGCAGGTGACGAAGCTCTAAGCCCGTTCAAGATTGCAACAGCTTACTCCGGTAGCTCTGCAACTGGCCGTGCTGACAGCACAGCAACACTTGAAGGCGTTCCTGGACGTCGTATCAATGTGCAGATCTTAAAGCAAGTCGTTGAAGCAAAGACTCGCAAATTAAGCGCACGTTGGACGTTTGAAGCAGCACAAGACGCACAAGCTATGCACGGTCTCGACGTTGAGGCAGAAATCATGGCAGCACTTGCTCAAGAAATCACGGTTGAAATCGACCAGGAAATTCTTAGCTCGCTACGTGCTCTGGCAGCAACAGAAGCAACTTACAACCAAGCAGCAGTTAGCGGTACAGCAACATTCGTTGGTGACGAACACGCAGCACTAGCAGTTCTCGTCAACCGCGTCGCTAACCAAATCGCAACACGCACACGTCGTGGCGCTGGTAACTGGGCAGTTGTTTCCCCAGCTGCACTAACAGTTCTACAGTCGGCAACAACATCGGCATTTGCACGTACAACTGAAGGCACTTTCGAAGCTCCTACAAACACAAAGTTTGTTGGTACATTGAACAGCGCAATGAAAGTTTATGTCGATTCATACGCAAGCGATTCAACTCCAGTCCTAGTTGGTTATAAGGGCTCGAGCGAAGCAGACGCAGCGGCGTTCTACTGCCCATACGTTCCGCTAATGAGTTCTGGTGTTGTTCTTGACCCAGCAACTTTTGAACCGGTCGTTGGCTTTATGACACGTTATGGCTATGTTGAGTTAACAAACACAGCATCTAGCTTAGGTAACGCAGGTGATTACCTTGGTGAGATCGCTGTTCAGAACCTCACATTCCAGTAAATCGAAGCAAACGCATCAAAAAGAAAAGCACTCTTCGGAGTGCTTTTTCTTGAGCAAATATTCTGCCAAAATAAATACTAGATGGAAAATAAAGAAGAACTCTTAAAGAGATTTAAAGCTACACTCGACATACTAATGCCAACTTTTGAATATGTAGATATGCTGCACGACGAAGAGCGAGATTTTTGCGAACAAGCGTTCCACGAGATTTCACCTTGTTATATTTTTATGTATGCTGTTGTCGTTGGAGGTAAGTTACCTGACGCTTATTCCTCGATTGATGCTCAGTTAGAAATGTTTGACAAGATAAAGTTCCTAGCAGGCATTAGTGCGGTCGAATACAGACGTCTGCGAGCAGTAAAAGACAGCTTAGACCAGTATCAACTTGGCTTTTATGCCTTACTTGAAACCTTCTTGTTAATGTACCACGCTTATTCGTACGGGATAGAAAAGTAGCGTCTGAATTTTTGCCTTTTTCATGTTGGGATAAATACATTGATATAGGAAAAAGAGTATGGCGCGAATAGTTAAAAAACTTGCCGAAGGCATAGAATACCTTGTAGTTACTGCTAATGCAGCTCCGACGCTATTTACAATCGGTGAACTAGCGTCTAACAATGCTGAATTAACAGTTAACGGTAACTTAACCGTGAGAGGTACTAGCTCAACAATCCATTCAACTGACACGTTAATCGACGACAATTTCATTACGTTGAACGCTGGTGTAACTGGTGTTCCGTCGTTAGATTCTGGTATCGAAGTTGAACGCGGCACTTCACCTAACGTTTCCATCCAATGGAACGAAACGGTTGATAGATGGCAAATGACAAACGACGGGTCTACATTTGGTAACATTGCTACCATCGGAGCAGGTTCTAGTTATATTGAGAACATAGTCGAAGATCTAACACCTCAGTTAGGCGGAAACTTAGATGTAAACGGTAAAACTATTACATCAGTTGGAGCAACAAACGTAATTATTAATCCAGATGTCAATCTTCAGTTAGAGAAAGTGTTACAGATTAAAGAAATTACAGCTCCCGGTGCTAACGTAGCTGGATACGGACTTGTTCACGGCAACGTAGTAGGTGGCGGAGGAACAGGTATTTACGTAACACACGAATCAGAGATAACACAAGAGCTAATTTCTAAAAAGAAAGCTCTAGCATTTTCAATTATTTTAGGATAACAAATTATGGCATTAGCTCGCGCAGCAATAAACAACGCTTCACCGACAACAGTATATACAAGTAGTGGAGCATCCGTAACGTCGGTTATTTATGTTTGTAATACTGGTACTGCCCAGACATTCGACCTTCACTTAGTTACAAGTGGAGGAACGGCCGACGCTACAAATTTAATTTACTCAGCCGTTCCTTTAACCGCAGCTGATACTTACGTCTTAGACAAAGAAAAGATTGTATTAGCTAACGGAGACTTTATTGCGGCCAAGGCAGGATCATTTGCTAGCACAATTATTGTTACAGTTAGTTACATGGGAGCGTAAACAATGGGCCGTTTAATTAAGAACTATCAGTTTCGAGATGGTGTCTACGCATCTCGTCTCCAAGTAGGCGACGGCGCAATGGCGCCAAGTGCACCGCAGAACGGTCACATGCGATTTAATTCAAGCACACTTAAAGTTGAGGCTTACTACTCTGGTGCCTGGAGAGAATTGACCCAAGCCGGTAGAGTCGAAATTATTAAAGATTCGTTTACAGGTAATGCAACTGGTGGCCAAGTAGATTTTACTATGTCATTCTCAGACGCTGCAACTTATGTAGGAGGTAATGCCCAAGCAGTAATGGTATTCGCCGGCGGCGTATTTCAGAACCCGGAAGTGTCGTACACCATTCTTAATACTATCTTAACTTTTTCTGTTGCTCCAGCTGACGGAGTCTCAATTATTGTACTACACAATCTTAACAGTACGATTGTGGATTAACGCCAATGACAATCACCAAGGTCCCAGGCCCGTTACTATACTCTGACTTAGATAGGCAAGGTGTCGATCTTCAGTTCACGACTGATAATTCACCACTACTCTATTTAGACTTTGCTAAGTTTCAAGTAGCAATTGACGGGAACACCGATTCAACAACAGAGACATTTACAGTATTCGGCAATGCTAAAATTGCTAACATACTTTTCCACAGCGCGTCAATTTCATCTACAACAGATTTGACTCTGTCAGCGACAGGTAATATTAAGCTACCTTCGGTCGGCACAGATGGACTAGTCAGACTAACAGCAGATGGAGTTCTAATAGCTGACACAGCAGACTACCGTGTTGCTGTTTCTATTCAAGGCTCAGTAGCTAACTACGCGGCTCTACCTGGTGAAGCAGCTAACGGCGACTTATGGATCACCTTAGATGACGGCCATGGTTGGTTGTCAGATGGAGCAGGTGGGTGGTCTGACATTGGTCAGATCGTCGGCCCTCAAGGAACAAGCGGATACAGCGGCGTGTCAGGTACTCCCGGTACGACAGTTATTATCGACGGAGCAGTAGCAGACTACGCATCGTTGCCGGGCGGTACAGCATTCGGCGATATATGGGTCACGTCTGACACAAGCGATGCGTGGTTGTCTGATGGAATAGGCGGCTGGTCTAATCTTGGACCTATCCAAGGTCCAGCAGGCGCGTCCGGTTATTCAGGTACCAATGGAACGATAGGAGCCGACGGTGCTTCTGGTTATTCAGGTACTAACGGAATCATTGGTGCCGACGGAGCATCGGGATACTCAGGCATTAACGGAACCATCGGCGCCGACGGAGCATCCGGTTATTCGGGCATCAGCGGTTACTCGGGGTCAGTTGGCCCGCAAGGAACCTCGGGATATTCTGGTGCTGTTACCGACGGAACGTTTGTTCCTCTTGGAACACCAACCGACGGATTATGGACCGACGGTCTTAATGCTTGGACACCTTCAACTACTGTAACTGATGCGCTCGACGACTGCAACGAACTGTTTAGTTACCTAGCGCCGGCAGATGCTTCGGGGCTTGCTGGTAATATGTCAATGTCCGGCACTACACTTTATACAGGATACGCGTCGCAGAATAATACGAACTATAAGACAGGTTTACCTGCGGGTTCGTTGTACACAGGTATGATCATTAACGACCCTACATTTACTTTAACTACGCCGTCTACTTCTACAATGTTTAACAAAGCAGACGAAGGATACACTAGATGGTACGCTGCCACTGGCACTAACGCATACGGTGCAGCAACAAGTGAAGTGAACCATACTGCTAATTTTAACACAGCACAACGAGCGGGAACACAAACATCTACTCCCTGGACATCTGGCCAACTATCAGTTACATCAGTTACCTGGTACAACTCTTTTCCGAAATGGCAAAAAGGAAATGCTACTTTAACTCTTACTGGTGCTCAACTGTCACAAGGCTACAACAAGATTAAGATACAACGGGAAGGCGGCTTTACTACACAGTTTACGAACGACTATGAAGTATTCTACGATAATGATGCAGGTGCTAACCCGACGGTGTCGGGCACACCTACAGCAGTTGAAGGTGTAACTGTTAACACTGGGTACCTATCCGGAGTAAATTTTTACATTAGAGGATCGACATTTAAAGTTGGTACAGTTGGATTAGATTGTTTCGACAACGTATATGTACTGAACCCATTGGCTATAACCTCCTCGGACAGCAATTCGATGGGTAATTCATCTATCGCATGGAATGACGCAACCGTAACAGGTGTAACTAATCCACCTACCATTGGTAATACGATGACAGTGACTGATAAGGTTATAACCGTTCCGTCAAGTAACGTAAGAAGCATTAACGCAAGAGTTACAATAACTCCTACTGACCCATACGGTTCATATTCAGGTGTTCAGTCTGCTTCTGCAAACCGACTGATTAACGCTTACTTAAATACAGTAGCAGGAACCTCGTCAGACGTTGGTGAGTTCTTCGACGATGAATGGTATAGGATGCTTTCGAACTTTAGCTTAACAAGTACTTCATATTCAGCAGGCGGCGCCGGCGGGTGGGATTCGACAATCTCACTTGTATCTGGCACGACCGGATATACTGGTTTGCAAGTTTACAACGGCGGATTAAGATATCCGGTTACAAATTACTCATCAGGATACTTACCTTCAACAGGTCAACCGAACTATTCAGGCGCAAGCGGATTAAGAACTTACATCAGATATTTTTATGTCGGCGGCGGTGTTCAGACCTTAACCTTTACATTAGCAAATCAATCTGGCACAACAAGCTTTGTTTCTGTTGCTACAGGAGCAAGCGGAAATAACCTAACAATGGAAATGTTAGCACCGAATACTACAGTCAACGGATCAGCAGTTGTTGAATTTAAAGACTGCTACGTAGCATACACGGCCGACACAGCAATTGGTTGCTACGCAAGCGGAACAAGAAGCTCTTCAACGAGCAATTGGGTTTGTTCGTTAGGTACTAAGTCTACTTCAACAAGTGGCAGCGTAGTTGTTATTAGGATCACTGCTGCTGCTGCTTGGACAGGCGTACTTGAAACACTTTCGGTGGTAGGCACATAACATGGCATTCTCGACCGACTCCTTAGCACAAGCCGCGTTTAAGAAACTATTCGGATTAGCACATACCGAAGGTAAGACGTTCCCGTTAGGTAACGAAGGCAACCCAAGCCAGCTAACAATTATGGCATCGGATGTTTATACAGATCCGATTCCGACAACGGCACAAACAGTAGCAAACACAATTGTTGCTTGCACCAATGCAACTAACGGTCAGGTAGATAGCTACCTAACAGTAGCTCAGAACTTAGCAATCGCTCCGGACGGCGCAGGTGAGGGTCACGCTTATCTAGTAACAGTGCCGGCAGGGCACGGACTGATAGGACTGCCGAATCCGTTAACAGGACTCAACTATGCGCAAGGCGACATAGTAATGTCTATCATCCCAAAGAAGTTCGGCGGAACATGGCGGCCGATTCTTTATGACGCAACTAAGACAGAAATACCTCCGCTATCAAGTCTTGACTGGATCATGGACGAGCGTGGCTTCGTTGTTATCCGTGATAATTCTACTGCGCCTGCGTACTTAGGATGCTGGGTCTATGTTGGTAAGACAGTTGCATCGTGGGGCGGCAGCGGCTACTCAGGTGCAAGCGGTTACTCGGGGACCGACGGAGTAATAGGAGCAGATGGAGCATCTGGTTACTCAGGCATTAACGGGACTATTGGTGCCGACGGAGCATCGGGATACTCAGGAGCAAGCGGTACATCTGGTGTAAGCGGCATATCTGGTTACTCAGGTGCAAGTGGCACGTCTGGCATCAGTGGTACAAGTGGCACATCCGGTCTGTCAGGTACAAGTGGCATCTCTGGCTATAGTGGCATCTCTGGAGCAAGTGGTACCTCAGGTATTAGCGGATATAGCGGCATTAGTGGTACGTCTGGCATCTCAGGCACAAGCGGAATTAGTGGAACCTCGGGTATTAGTGGTACATCAGGTAAGTCTGGTTACAGTGGTATTAGTGGATATAGTGGAATCTCAGGCTACTCGGGCATTAGTGGCGCAAGTGGCACATCTGGTATTTCTGGTTACAGTGGAATTAGTGGTTACTCAGGTATAAGCGGCGCATCAGGTACTAGTGGAATTTCAGGAACGTCTGGTATCTCTGGTTACTCAGGAATCTCTGGCTATAGCGGAATTAGTGGAACAAGCGGAACGTCTGGTATCTCAGGGACAAGCGGTATTAGCGGTTACAGCGGCATCTCGGGTTATAGCGGTATTTCAGGTACAAGCGGCATCTCTGGTACGTCGGGTATTTCTGGTTACTCGGGTGCAAGTGGTACTTCTGGTATAAGTGGATACAGTGGAGCATCAGGTGCAAGCGGCACATCGGGCATTAGCGGGTACTCGGGAGCAAGCGGTACATCTGGTATCAGTGGCATTAGCGGGTACTCAGGTGCAAGTGGAACAAGCGGTATATCAGGTATCTCTGGTACTTCTGGTATTAGCGGTACATCTGGTACCTCAGGTATTAGCGGCTACTCAGGAGCAAGCGGCACATCTGGTACTTCTGGTATTAGCGGTACATCTGGTACCTCAGGCATCTCTGGCTACTCGGGAGCAAGCGGCACATCTGGAACAAGCGGTTACTCAGGCACAAGCGGTTACTCAGGCGCAAGCGGAACATCAGGAGCAAGCGGTTACTCAGGTACTTCCGGAACATCCGGTGCAAGTGGTATTAGTGGGTATTCAGGCGCAAGTGGTATTAGTGGGTATTCAGGCGCAAGTGGAATTAGCGGATATTCAGGTACAAGCGGAATTTCCGGTTACTCAGGCGCAAGCGGTACATCAGGCGTTTCCGGTTACTCAGGCGCAAGCGGAACATCAGGAGCAAGCGGTTACTCAGGCGCAAGCGGTGCATCTGGTTATTCAGGTGTGTCAGGCGCAAGTGGTACGTCGGGTATCTCTGGTTACTCAGGCGCAAGCGGTACGTCGGGCATCTCTGGTACATCGGGTACGTCGGGTACATCTGGCTACTCGGGAGCAAGCGGCACATCGGGCACAAGTGGTATCAGTGGATACAGCGGAGCAAGTGGCACATCAGGCATCTCTGGTTACTCGGGAGCAAGTGGCACATCAGGTACAAGTGGAATTAGCGGTTACTCAGGAGCTTCTGGCACGTCAGGCATCTCTGGCTACTCAGGAACAAGTGGCACGTCGGGTACATCGGGCATAAGCGGCTATAGTGGCACGAGCGGGACATCAGGTACAAGTGGCACA